ATAGTTACAATAGTATCATTGTGACTTCCGCCGTGCGGAACTAAAAGAATTTTTTGAATTTCAAATCCTAATGTTTTACCTATACCACCTGAATTCCACCCAAATGATATTACTTTTGAATTTACTTTTGTTATTCTTTGAATTTCTTTTTTGATTTTAGTCCAATAATCAGATTTTGATTTATCGCCTAATGATAAACCAATATTTTTATAGCATTCTGCTAATTGACGATTGCCGTAGGGTGGGTCAAATAACACACCATCTACACTATTATCATCAAACATTTTAAGAAATTCTAATGCGTCTAAATGATAATCTGTATCAAATTCAGGATTTAAATCATTTGTTACTTTAGCATATCCCATTGATTTTGATTGATTTGCAAATGGGTCAATATAAAATAAATTTTTATCTACTTCTAAATCTAATAAATCCCTAATAGGTTTAATAGTATATGTATTTTTATTAGGCATAGCCCACTTACGTTCAAATATGATATTGTCGTTTTTAATTTCCATTTTATGCTCCTTGTTCTCTTAAATGTAATTCGTGTTTAATAGTTTCTATATTTTGTTCCGCTATTAACATCTCTTTTTTAACTTGTTTTCTATAATTATAGAAAAAAGCACACAAATCAGGCAATACTCCTGTTATTTTTTTAGTAAATAATGCACCTGATACACCTGCTGAAATATTATATTTCTTAAGCAAATCATTAAATTTAGTCAATTTGCCACTGAAATAATCATTTAATCGTCTATCTTCATCTTCATCATTAAATAATTCATTTCTTAGTTTTAACAAATCATCAGGAATTTTATCATCTGTTAAATATGTTTCAGGACTCATATTAAAAGCACGTATTGCTAAGTTAATATAAGCAGAGTTAATATCAACAGAGATTACCCACTTATGCTTACCTATTAATGGGTCTTTTACAAATCCACCTTTTATAGGCAATTTAGGATTTTCTTTTTTATTAGGCAAAATAACATTTTTCTGATAGCAATAATTATTAATCAAATTAGACCAGGGTTTTAATGTTGATAATGCTTCATCAAGATTAACTGCCATAATAGAAGCAAGATATATTATTACATTTGTTAATTGTAATTTTTCATCTAAATCATTTAATAATACAACGTCTATTATTGCATAATGAATAAATTGATTATATGCTATTGATTTTGCTTTTTGATAATCTTTATCAACATATGCGTCATACATTTTAGATTCAAATTCATCAGTAGGACGAGTATCAGGCATTATATAAGATTCACCTGTTCTAAATCCATTAAAATTACTGAAGCAATCGTGATTAATTTTATTATATCCTAATTCTACTTTAGTTATATAATCAAGAGAATAAGAACTTCTAGGGTCACGAATAAATTTCTTATATAATTCTAAATAATCCATATAAAAAATTCCAGGTGCTTGAATAGAATATTTAAAATCTGTATTAAAGTTTTCTTTAAGTTCTGATTTACCAAAACAACTAAATTCAGGTTCTAAGTTATTTTTAATAGCACGTTTAAATAAGTAAGGATAGTCGAAATTTGCTCCATTAAAAGCATAAACAATTAAAGGTTTTAATATTTTAATTAATTTAAAATAAGATTCTAATAAATGTTTCTCATTGTCACAATATAGATATTTTACAAAATTAACATTATATTTAGAATAATCTTGTAATGTTACGAAACCTGATTCTCTTAATCCTAATATAAATATATTTTTTGTTTTATGGTCGTGAATTTGAATTGTAACTATTGTTTCTTTTGCTTCATCAGCATTAATTCTTGCATTAGATGTAGTTTCTATATCTAAAAACCATACATCAGGTTCTAAGTTATATCTAACATTTTGTAAATCCCAAAAATTATCTCTTAAGAAAACTTGACCTGGATTGTGTGTGCCATATGCTTTACTAGGTTTAGAATTAGTTTTTTGAAGTTTTATATCATCTAATAGATAATTAAATTGTCCTGAACTTGATTCTTCATAATACTCAAATTTCTCATTTATTTTAAGTTTGATAGATTCGCCGTTTCTTTTTACTCTTGCATAATATTCAAAAGGTTTATCAGCGTTGTTCCAATATGCTTCAAATAAATCATTTTTTAGTATTATTGTGTTATCTGCCACTTAGTTTTCCTTTTAAAGATTTTTAATAATTATAACTCTACTATACTTACAAATTTATTAAGTCTTTGCTCTACTGAACCTGTTAAATCATATGTAATAAGTCCATATTCTCTTATAATTTCATCAAATATTTCATTAATTCTGTTTCTATATTTTATATCTATACTTCTAAATCCGTCAGGAACAACATCAAATTCAGGTCTAGTAATAAAAATATAGTCAAATTCATCAATATGTTTATTAAATTGTTCTTTTACTATTTCAAGAGTTTTATTAGTCATTTGACCTAATTCTCTAAAATATCTTGAATAACAAAATACATCTAATATACTTCTATCATAAATTGTAGGTTTTGTAATTTCTAGTTGTTTTATTGTTGCGTCTAAAATTCTTAATTGTGATTCATCATCAGACTCTTCATTAACTTTTACACCGTCTTTTGTTAGATTTCTTACCATTTCTATAACATAATCAAAATCTTTAAATTTAGGGTGTTCTTGCAAAGCCCTTAATAATGTTGTTTTACCACTACATTGTGTTCCTGATATTAGAATTTTCATCGGTTTATAGATACTCATTTTAAACTCCTTATAGAATATTTTTATTCTTTTAGTGATTATAGATGAATTTAACTTAATTTAAGATAAATTATAGTAGTATAATATCAATAAAAGGAGTATATATGAAATTTATTGTAACAGGTTCATCAGGCTTTTTAGGGTCTGAATTATTAGAAAAACTTAAATCAGAAAATCATAAAGTAATAGGATTTGATAAAGTAGAATCTGAATTTACAGATTATACAGTAGATTTAACTGATATGTCACAATATAATCAATTTGATAATGAAATTCAAAATACAGATATTTTAATACATTTTGCAAGTTCAGTAGGTGTAAAAAATGTTGATTCAGATAATAATAGTTTTTGGAATTCTCATTTAATTAATTTTAATATATTAAATAAAATAAGATTATTTAAACAACAAAATAAACTTAAACCTAATTTTAAGATTATATTTGCAAGTTCATCTGAAGTTTATTTTCAAGGCAGAAATATAAAAGAAGAAGATGATTGTGTATTAAAACAATTAAACAGAAGTTCATATGCAAGTGAAAAAATTAATACAGAATTTGCAATTAAGAATCTTGATATAGATTATATCATCATAAGACCCTTTAATATCATCGGTAAGCGACAAACTACTGAAGGTATGTGTGTTCCTACTATGATTAATCAAATTCTCAATGACGAGCCTGTAAATGTGTATAATGACGGTTCTCAAATTAGAAGTTTTTGTGATGTAGAAGATTTTGTTAATATAGTATCAAGATTAATATCAAATAAAGAAACAGGTGTATTTAATATTGGCTCTGATAATGAAATAAGAATTAAAAAACTTGCAGAAACATTATTATCTATTGCAGATAAGCCTATTGATAATATTAATTATATTAATTTTAAAGATGTGTATTCTAATCAAACATTTGAAGTTCAATTTAGAACACCACGCATTTGGAAACTTAGAGAAGTAAAAGGTCTTAAAAGATATAAATTTAAAGATTTAAGAACAACTTTAAAAGAAATATATGAATACAAGTTAAGTAAATTGAAGGAATTAGATATATGAAACCATTAATTATTGTTTCACACTTTGATGATGAAATTTTAGGGTGTTCTTCATTATTACAATATAATCCTACAATATTAATTATTTGTGGCAATGATGAACGTTCAAAAATAATAAAATCGGATTTATTGTGTAATTATAATTACATAACATTTAATTATAAAGCATTAGAATTACAAAAAATAACTCAATCTGAATTAGTGGATAAAATTAAAACTGCTACTTTAGTTTTAGATTTTGATTGTGTATTTACTCATTCTGAATTTGATAATCATTCCGACCATAAAATAGTTTCTAACGCTTGTGATATAGTTTTTAGAGCAAATAGAACAGATAATACATTATTTGCAAAATTTATGGTAGAACCATTAAATATTGCAAAATTTAATGAAACATTAGGAATTAAAGTTGATTTAGATTATAAAACTAAATTATTAGATTTATATAAAGATTATATACCTAAATCACATTTAGATTTAATTATTAATTTTAACAAATATATAGGCTCTAAATATAATTTAGGATTTGCTGAACCATTTGAAATAATATATAAAAAAGGTTTATAACACGTGTCTAAGGTATTAATGATACACGAAATAACACCTGAAATTCTAAGTTTAGATAAAAGTGTTTATGATGAATTTGATATATTAACTTTTGATGATTGTTTATATACTCAATATTTAAATCATAAACACTTTGCTAAATTTAATAAGAAAATGATATTTTTTCTATCTACTAATATAATTTGTCCTGAAAATATAAACCAATCAGAACAAATAATATATTGTGGCAACGCTCATAAAAAAGCATTTAATGGTAATTTTGAAAATTATATGAAATTAAGCCAAATTCAAGAATTATCAAAGTTATATGAAATAGGCGGACACGGACATAATCATATTTTATTTAAAAATTCTGTGTATTCATTTGATAAGATTAAAGAAGATACTGATATAACGGTAAGTAAATTTAAAGAGTATGGATTAGATTTAAATTCATTTTGTTTTCCATATAATCAAGATAATACATTTTATAGAATTTATATTAAAAAATTAAACTTAGAATTGTATGGCGATGAACGAATACCAATTGAATTTTATATTAAAAACACTAAAAGTTATAAACCTGATTTAAAATATTGTTAAAGTATTCTGAACTAAAATTTATATTGTTAGATTTTAATAATTCATCAAAATATAAACACCAATAAAATACTGCTAAATCATAAATTTCAGATAGTTTTTCTTGATTATAAGGGAATTCTTTTTTGCGTTTTAACTCTTTAATAATTTTAAATCCAACCCATTTATTAGTAGATGTATTCTTAATTCCTAAAAACACTTCTTGTTTGCCACGTTGTTTATAAAGTGGATATTTGATAAGTTCTTGCTTGATTAAATCAAAATTATTAAACATTTAAAACCTATAAACTTATTAGAAGTTCCCCCATTTAAGGGGGATTTTAATTATTTGTGTCTTGTTACAAGATTTGGATTTTTAGCAACTTTCTTGCGGTATTTCTTTTGTTTAGCAAGAATACGTGCTTTATTTTTTCTGTAATATTTAGCAAGTGCTTTGGCTTTAAGGCGTTTATCAGCCTTATCCTTATTTTTCTCTCTATCAAGTTCTGCTTTTTTCTTAGTGAAGAATTTTGCTTCATTGACTGCTTCGTCATCATCATCGAGTTCGTCACCTGATA